CCCACATCGCCAACGTCTCTAAGTCCCAAGGACTTAGCAGGAAAAGCAGTCTCAATAGCTTCTGCATTTTCAATAAATTGGGTTGTAGCTTCCGTGGAAATTTTTTCCACCGTAGAGGTGGCATTATGAGGTGTAGAATCAGCAACTCGTTATTTTAGAACATCACCCCGAGTCAAGGGCGGCATTCGAGACCGAATACCTGGGTCTGTCTCCCTGATTAGTATGACTGAATAGTGCTCACAGACGATCTTCCACACGACTTAGTTCGGTCATTCCCTCAATCGTAGGATATATTGGGTTGTCGTGCTAGCTTTTCTGTATATATTTAAAAGCTAGGCTCAGTAACACACGGACCTATTCAAAAGTTCGTGTCTGAGTATCGTATAATCCGAAACAGGTATAATAAAATTCGTAGTCTTTTGTATAGCTTTTGCAAATTTAGGAAACCACAAATCAAAAAGATCCCTAGAATGAAGGGCAAGTTCTTTTAAATGTTCATAAGCTTCCGCGGGCCATTCCTCATGTGACACGCTTTTCTTACGCCAGAATAAAGGTTGTAATATAGAGTTTATATCAAGCGGGGCTATCCAGCGCTTAGCTCGTGGGCAGTAATGAAAAGATCTCTTCAAAAAAGTGATTTCGTGAATGTTTTTCCAGTTTTGACCGGGAGGGTTCTTATCAGAACCAGTAAGGCGAAAACCTAATTTATCCATAGACTTAGCGATATCGCCAGGTGTGATGGTAACTGTAGAATGAGCTGCGACTATATTATCGTCACCAAAGGATATAATGTAAAATTTTTCGTACACTTGTTTTAGCGTTTCGTGCACGGAAATCTTAAAAACATCCTCACAATCATGGACTCCATCGAGATCTAACATGTTATCCAATATAGAATAAATCATTGCTATATTACCACCTATAGAATTCACAAAAGTTGTCAACAAATCACCAGAAGACATGCCTCCAAGCCACTGGTAAACAGTTTTACCCGAAATATGGGTAGTTGTG